GCGGCTCCGGAAAGGGCGCGGCAGCGCTGGCATGGGTAATGGCCCGATTGGGCAAATTTGCTTATTGTCAATGTCCCGGTAGGCAAGACCCTGATAATTCTGGTATCACGGATTGCAGTGGTTTAATGTATGCAGCCTATAAGAACACGTCAAACACATTTGTTGGCACTTGGACGGGCGATCAATATTTCCGCGGGGCCGAGCCATTTCCTCGCCGTGGCGGGGCTATGACGGCCGCTGAGCGCGCCCAGTTGCGGCCTGGGGACATGATCGTTATGGCCTGGAAGTCCACGGGTAGTTACTATCCCGAGACAGACCATGTTGAAATGGTGGTAGACTCGAATACGCTTGTGGGACATGGCGGCAATCCCCATTATGGTCCAGTAACTAAGTCTATTGATGTTCTCGCCGGCACTCGCTGGTGGACGGTAAGGCGTCACGAATGAAAAAGAAATTCTCCTACTATAGTTTCTCTAATGTGCTCTCGTATGCGGGAGTGTTTAACATGGTTATGGGCGCCCGCGGTCTTGGAAAGACCTATGGCGCCAAGAAAATTGTTATCAAGAACGCGATCAACAAGGGGCAGCAATTCATCTATCTTCGTCGTTACAAGACCGAACTCAAGGGGCGCAACAGTTTCTTCGCTGACATTCAACACGAATTCCCCGATGAGGAATTTCGTGTAGAAGGCCAGTATGCTCAGCGCAAGGTTGGGAAGAAATGGGAAACCATTGGGTATTTCATTCCCCTTTCTACTGCACAGGCAAACAAGTCAATTGCATACCCAAATGTCTACACCATTATCTTTGATGAATTCATCATTGATAAAGGTTCGCTGAGATACCTCCCCGATGAAGCCAAAGTCTTCATGGATTTTTACTCCACGGTAGACCGCTATCAAGACCGGGTGCGGTGTCTCATGCTTTCCAATGCGGTAAGCATTATGAATCCATATTTCATTCGATTTCACATTGAGCCTAAGAAAGGAATTAGTCGTCACGCCGATGGATTTATCGTCACCGACTTCGTCAACAGCGAGCAATTCCAGTCCGAAGTAGCACACACCCGCTTCGGATCATTCATCACGAACTATGCTGAGGACTATGCCGACTACTCAATCTCCAACAAATTCGCAGATAACTATGACGACTTCGTCATGAAAAAGACCGGAAAAGCCAAATACGCATTCTCCCTCCGCTGCCCCGACGGCGAGGTCTCCATATGGATCGACGGCGGCACATGGTTCGCCCAGCGCCGCCAGCCCCGTGGGGATAGGGTAAGATGGGCCTATAAGGTCTCGGACCTGAGGGAGGGGGAGAGGTTGCTCATGTACGGAGATAAGGTGCTCAGCATTATGCGCAGCACATATAGAAAGGGACGACTTTTCTCCGACTCGCCCGAGACCAGAAACATGTTCGCTGAAATCTTTGTCCGATGATACACATTAACCCCACCACGATTGACGTCGCACTAATTCTAGGCGTCATATCCCTAATTACAATCGCGGGACGTTTCGTCTATCGTGCCACAATCTTTATGGATCACTTATCCACAATGCTGAATGCATGGGACGGAAAAGATGGAATGCCCAGCGTGCTAGACCGGCTTGAAGATATTGAAGACAAGTTGAAAGACGTTCAGTATCACGTCAAGCCAAATCACGGCGGCTCAAGCGTAGACGCGCAAAACCGTCAACTCAAAGAAATCATTTCCTATCTCAAGGAGAAAAACAATGGGTGAGCACGAGTCCCCCAAGCCTCCCTTCATTCCCGATGCATACCGTATGTGGATTTACACTGTATGCGTTGGCGTCCTCGTTTGTCTCGGTGTCTGGGGCATTCTTGATGGTGACAAGATTAGTGCCCTTAATTTCCTGTTCGCTGCATTCTTCGGCGTCGCAGCGTCTAACACGCCGCGAGGAAAGGCGTCCTGATGGTCACCCGCGCAAGCATTGTCTCCGCCGCCCAGGAGGAAATCGGATACTCCCGATGGGCCGACGACGAAGCGGGCACCAAGTATGGGCGCTGGTACGCCCAAGCAACCGGCTCCCCCAGTTTCGGTGCCAGCGGCGTCCCCTACTGCGATATGTTCGTGTCCTACATCCTCGCCAAGGCAGGCATTAACTGGGTAAGCGCCTACGTCCCCGGCCGCGAGAATCAGGCCCGTCAGCGCGGCGTCCTCATTAACAAATGGGACGTGCGCCCCGGCGACCTAGTCACCTTCGACTGGCAGGGAGACGGAGAGTCCGACCATATCGGAATCGCTACCAGCGCACCCTACGGGACCAAGATTGACACTATTGAAGGTAATACTTCGTGGGGTTATTCCGGATCGCAGGGTAATGGTGGTGTCGTCACCAATAAGCAGCGCGATATGGATGACGTTGTTTGGGGCATTCGTGTAGTCGACGACAACTCCGCCATTTCCAGTGGCGGCGATATCCGAGACATTCAGCGAATTCTTGGTGCTGTGCAGGACAATATTCTCGGTACCGATACTGAAAAGCGAATGTGTGCCGTCATCAAGGCCAGCAACTGGGGCGGACGAGAGTTCCCCTGGGGCGTCACATACACTCAGAGCGTCATCGGCACGGAGCCCGACGGCGTATGGGGCGACGCCAGCAAAGCCGCCCACGATCGCGTCATCGAATCCCTGCAGGCCGCACTCGGCGTCACCGTCGACGGCATATGGGGCCCCGAAACCTGGGCCGCCTGGGAGCGACTAGCCCGCACCGCAGAACGCCCATAATAAATAGTTAACCCCCGGAAGGAACCAACCACTTCCGGGGGTTAACTATGTCCTCACATATCAAGTGCTGTCAAATCCACTCCAATCGACTCAAGGCAATTTAGATAAAACTCGCGGCACTTATCTCTACCGTTGTGCCCGAATCGCTTAATGGTATTCTGTCCCGTCACCTTATTCGCAAACACCACGCGGTTATCAGGCCAACCATAAAGGTCAAGCCGAAAGTCAATGGAATCAATCAAAATTCTATCACAATGCACACTAATGCTACATCCTGGCAATTGGTCAGGCAGATTAAGGCTCTGAGCAAGTTCTCTAAGATGATACATTAAATCACTCCCATACTTTCCAAGCCTAATTCATAAAGAGCAAGATTTCTTTCCTCTAGTGATTCATAATAAATAATGACACCACTCTGTGTCTCAAAAGGATTCCACACTTCCATACAATAGTCATTAATCAAACGAAATGCTGTGTAACCACAATAAAGAATGTTGCTACCACCCTGCGTGTAACACTCTCTCATACCATAACAACGCAACTTTCTTTTAATCGTCTGCGTCAACATCGTCTTCAAACTCCACCGACCACTTCACCATCGCCGCAGACATTTCTGGCGTTTCATTGTAATCAGTGTTCTTGATAAACCAGTTTCCATACCCGTTACGAGTAAGCGTAATTCCATTAGTCATATTCCAGTCCCGTCTTTGTATTTGCAATTACACTAATATCTACGATTCGGTACTTATCACCTTTCCAATAATGAAGGCGCTTAGTGTCAGGATAATAACGAACATTCCAGCCCTTAATTAAGCGATCCGTTATAAAATTACTCATCTTCCAATTAGTGAGAGCAACGAAATCGTCACCGTCACCGTGATGCGATCTGCGTCTCATTTGACAATTCATTCAAATAGTTCTTAATTCTGCTTGCGATGAGAAAGTTGTGCAACATCTTAAATTCCTCCTTAGTGAGTTCGATATCCACATATCCTTCGCCTTTAAGAAAATATTTCACGATGAAAACCTAACCTGAAACAATGCTGCATTTATTGCAGCGGGCAAATCGTTGAAAGATCGAATATAACCATGCTTTCCAACTAATTCATAATACCCCGCGCACACATTAACGTATACGTCATCTGAATAATACCAACGATTCCCGTCAATCTTAATCGGCCTATTCGTCACAACCTATCTCCAATCCAAGCCAACAACTCCCATTGCGAACCAAACACATACGTCTTACCCTCCGAACGAACCTCCCAACTCCGAACTCCCAGGCGACGCACATACACTTCCTCGCCACCGTAAGACAGAATGCCCCTACGCCCCGTCAGGCTAGTCACCCGAATGCTAACCCCGGCCTCCTCATAGAACCGCAAGGCGCCCTTGCCAACCAGTTCCGCGCCGTAGTTATCCATCTCAGTTCCTTCCATTCCGTGCAGCCCATCGCCGCCCCGTTCATGTATTAATAATGCACCCTAGTTCTCCGCCAGTCAAGTTAACCGAGCGTGAACTACACCACACAAACAAATGACAGGACATAAGCGGCCCTATTGTACAGACAATAGGACCGCTTATTAATATGCCCTACCGCCGACCTACCACAGGTGACTTACGTTGTCAAGCGAAATCGTGTGATACGTGACACTATTTGACGAAAATGGGGGTGATCTTCGTCACATGAAAGGGGGGCACA